CACGCTCTGGATAATGAATTTACATATAATGATTTTTACGGAATCCGTCCTGTGAAAAATATTTCTGAATTTACTTGTCTTTGCGCAATGGAAGATATTTACATTTACCGTCATAAGTCAAGGCGGGAGTTTTACGCCTGTCAAGTCAGAGCAGACACTCTGCATTTTGAAATTCGTTCCCAAATTCAATTTATACGGAGATATGGAATCATGTTAAGGGAAGAATATTACAGTGGAAATTTATTTTTTTCTGATTATCACACAAAAAACCTATTGACAGAATATCTCAAAGTATGATAATATGAAATCGGCAGGAGAGGAAAAAACGCAAAGTCACCCGCCAGAAGCGGAGCGTTGGATTGACTAACCGGAATCTCCTGCCGATTGAAAAGGAGGGTGACAAATGTTTGAAACGTTGGAAAAAGCGGAAGAAGCAATCGCAAAATTGACGGAGGACTACAACAACGCAAAACTGGAACTGGAAGCGTTAAAAGAGGACAGGAAAAAAGATGCTGAAAACGAAAAGAAAATGAAAGAAGAACTGGATGCCACTAAAAAGCTGAATTTTCAGTTGGCGAATAGATTGGACGTGAGAGGTCCGAAAAAAAGTGATGAAGAAATACTAGCCAACATGTTCGGCTGGAATAGGAGGTGATTAAATGGACGTAACACAAGTAACAACGATAATTAGTACGGTTGGATTTCCGATTGTTATGTGTTTGCTAATGGCATGGTATTTTACAAAACGTGACGAAACAATGACGAAAGCGCTAAATGACCTGACGGTGGCGGTAAACAAACTATGTGCGAGAATGGAGGAAGAAGAATGAGATATAGCATGAGATATAGCATACACGCAGGCCATAATCCGGATGGCTTAGTTGCATCAGGCGCTGCGGGATACATGAAAGAATCAGTGGAGAGCAGAAAGATTGTAAATTACATCATGTCACATGTTGATGAAAAAGAAGCTGTTATATGTGACGTAACGGTAAACGACGGGAAAAGTCAGAATGACATTTTACAGCGGTTGTGTCAGCGTATGAATAATGTTATGTCAGAAATTAACATTTCCATTCATTTAAATGGTGGAGGGGGAACAGGAGTAGAGTGTTGGACATACGGAGTAAACGATGAAGCGGACCGATTAGCAAAGAAAATTTGTGAAAACATTTCTGAACTGGGTTTTAGAAATCGTGGCGTAAAGCAGTCAAAAAGCCTGTACATTTTAAGGCACTCCGTACAGCCAACAATCATAATTGAAGTATGTTTTGTTGATACCGAAAGAGATTATGAAACATATATGCGGATTGGATATGAAAAAGTAGCAGAGGCAATTATGGAAGCACTGGGAATTGCTTATGCAAATAATGACACTGCAGAATCCGATGAAGTAGATGAGCCAGCATCTAACGCCGATAATCTGTATTATGTGCAGGTCGGCGCATTAAGAAATAAGCTAAACGCTGAAATTTTAGCAGAAAACCTTAGAAAAAAAGGTTTTTCGGCATATATTAAAAGATAAGGAGGAAAATAAATGGATACTACACAGATTTACACACTGGTCAATTCGATTGCAGAACAGTCAATGGGCGCAAGTGCTATTGCAGTAAATGACGTGTCATCTTTGATTTCACTTGGCGATGCCGTCTTATCATCCAGTAATAATACGGAGGCATTTTTGAATACGCTTTTACAGCGTATCGGAAAAACACAGATTTCCTACAGACCGTATAAAAATAAACTTGCCGATATGGTTGTTGAAGATATGGAATGGGGCGCAATCGTCGAAAAGGTAAAATTTGAAGCGCCGGATGCAGTAAGCGACCCTGCATATGGATTGACGGATGGAACAAGCGTTGACCATTACACGGTTTACAAGGGTAAAGCAACGTCCAAGCTATTTGTGACCCGGACACCGTATATGTTCCCGCTAACAACTCAACGATTGGCGTTAAAGGAAGCCTTTTTGTCGCCGGAAGCAATGAATAAATTTTTAGCAAGTAGAACCGGAGAGGTACAGAACAAAGCGGAACTGGCAATCGAAAATCTGGGACGAGCAACGCTAGCAAACCTGATTGCAGAAATTGCAGGAAGTGGAAGAGAAATTAAGCTGGTAACGCAGTATAAGGAAGAATCTGGGGATTCTACAATTACCTCTGAAGACGCTCTTACGAATCCTGAATTTTTACGCTTTGCAGTTAGAGTTATCAAAACGACTATGGACTTGTTTACCGACATGACAGACGGAATGTTTAATGACGGAGAGGCTACTAGACATACGCCGTATGATGACCAACGCTTGAAATTTACGACTGATTTTGTACGTGCACTGGAAACGGCTTCATACTGGGAAGCATTTAATGAATCCTATATTAGTCTGGTAGGATTTCAGAAAATGAATTTCTGGCAATCTATCCAGAACGGAAGCAGAAATCAGGTAAAAGTAAAAAGAGTTTCCGATAACACAGAAACAACCGTTAGCAACGTTGTAGGAATGTTGCATGATCGCTGGGCGTGCGGAACATACAGAATGTATGAAGAAATTGCAACTACCCCGCTTAATGCGTCGGGATTGTATTACAATACATTCTGGCATGAAGGTCAGTTGTGGTTTAACGACCTATCAGAAAATGCCGTGATTTTCACGCTGAATTAAGGAGGAATTTATGCAGGCAGAATTTTACAAATTTTCAAAAAGGAAAAATTCTACTGCTGTTCCTGTTGGAAGTGGGCTGGAAGTAGAATTGACATTGAAAAATGGAGCGTCTATTTTACAGCCCACGTTCTTTCTATCAACAAATGTCAGTGGATACAATTATTGTAATTTCAACGGTCGATATTATTGGATTAATGACATTACGTCAGTAAGAAATGGATTGTGGGAAGTACAATGCCGAGTAGATGTTTTGGCAAGCTGGAAAAGTGAAATTCTGGAAACATCAGCTTTTGTAAGTTATTCTAGCAATGACAATAACCAAATGGTGAAAGATAATAGGAATGTTTTGTCTACATCGGTTAAACGTTCTGAATCTTTTGTAAATTTTGACATGTTTAATTCAAGCGGGTCATACATTTTGGCAACTTTGTCAGGTCCAGCGTCAGAAGCAATCAACAACTCATTTAGCGTATTATACGGACTAGACGCTGGTTCACTAGGAGCGTTAGCACAGGAATTTAATTCACCAGACGCACTTACCGCAATTAAACAATATTTCGATAATCCAACGGAAACTATCGTGTTTTGTAGGTGGCTACCTAGAAATTTGATAGGTGGACCGACTAGAATAGTGCCTGTAAAGTTTGGAGATTATCAATCTAATGTTACAGGAACGCTGATAGAAGATAATTTTTCTAGCGAAATTAAAGATATTGCCATTCCTTGGCAGAGTAATGATTTCAGAAATTATGAACCATATTCAACGGCTATATTATATCTACCGGGAGTTGGAAACGTGTCTATTAATTTACAGTCACTCGCTGGGTTGAATACGTTATCCATCAAATGTGTAATGGATTATGTAACAAACGGTATTCATTATCAAATAACTGACGGCACGGGTGCTAATATAATTGCTACATATAGCGGTAGCGTTGGAGTTGACATTCCTATTTCCGCCATTCAATCAGGAAATGTTGGAGGGATAATAGCTGGTTTAGGAACTGTAGCTGGTGGAGTTGGAGCAGTAATTTCTGGTGGAATTAGCGCTGGAGCAGTAGGAGCGATTGGTGGAGGTCTTACCGCATTAGGGGCGTCATCGATTTCGCAGAATGTGCGGTCTTCTGGCGCTTTCGCCGGAGGATATAACGTAAAAGCTGGCGGAACAACTGTTCACTTGGAAATAACTAGAAATTTAAGCGTGCAAGAACCTAGTGAATATGTCGATTTTATGGGAAATCCGTGCATGAAATATCGTAAAATTTCAGGATTAAGCGGATATTGTCAAACTGAAAATTTTCAGGTATCAGGAGAAATGCTGGATTCAGAAAAAACTGAAATTAATAATATGTTGAACGGAGGTGTTTATATTGAGTGAAACGTTTAGGCTGACAGAACAAGTTCTAAATTCTATACGTTCAGCGTTGGGAATAAAACCTGAAAGCGTTGTTGCACAGAATAGCTTGCGTACAGATTTTTATCGGAGGTGGTGTTGGAGATACATATATGCAATGTTCAATTTCTCTATTCCCGAAGAATGGGACAAGGGCTATTTTTTGGAACACATGCTAATGGGAAGTGGATTGCTTGGAGTGACAGATAGCGAATACGGAGTTATTGCGCTAAAATGTGCCGCCACTGGTGTAAATTTTTATGAACATCCTACGCAATTAGTTTTCAATGCTCCCATGATTCAGTCATTCACACGTACTATAGACGTTGACTGTGTTCCTTTGTATATGGATGATTTCAGTTTGCGTTTCCAAGTTTCGCCGCTGGTAAACACTGTAAATTATTTTTCAGAAATACTTGCCCAATGTGATGGAACGATTTCTCAAAATCTGATGAACAGCAGAATAGGAATGATTGTAGAATGTGAAGATAAGAGGGACGCAAAAACAGCTAAGGCAGTATTGGATTCATTTTACAATGGCGAACCGGCTGTATTCACGCAGACAGGGATTTCTGGAAAAATAAATATCATTCAGGCGAAAAACACATATGTATCAAATGAAATTCAGGATTTAAAACGAGCAATTAAAAACGATTTTCTGTCCATGTTTGGCTATAATAATACAAATTATACCAAAAAGGCAAGGCAAACGGTTTCTGAAGTAGATTCAAATAATGCCGAAATTGCGGGAGGAATTACATATTGGTTGGAGACGCTGAAAGAATGCATGAAAAAAGCTAATGATATGTTCGGACTAAATCTTGATGTGGAAATGCGCCCATGGGCAGAAATTCAAAATATCTATGATGAACCGGAAGGGGTGGTTGAGTGATAGGAGAAGGCTATACATTATATAACATGCTCCAAATTGACGAAAATTTGTTCCAAAATATCCGGTTATATGAAAAAATAGATAGGAACGTATGTTTGGCAGAAATTTTCAAGCGTTGCGGAGACTTGGCTTGTATTGATTTCAATCCAGATATTTACAAGGCATACATTGAACAATTTTTTGCAAAAAATTATGATGTTTTCAGAAATCTATACGATTCTTTGCATTATGAATACGAACCGTTAGAAAATCTTAACAGAACAGATGAGACGGAAAGAGTAGTTGAAAACACGGCTGAAAACACGGATGCTAATACAACGAATCAGGAAAATACAATTTCTGCGATGGATGCTAGTGAATACCAGCCGGACAGAAAAAATGAACTGTCTAGTAATACGACTTCCAAAAGTACAAATACGGGAAAGGATACATATATTTCTAAATCCCACGGCACGATTGGCGTTATTACTAATCAGGATATGATTGAAAAGCAAAGGAGGGTTGTTAGGTATGATTTTTATGCAGATGTAGCGGCACTGTATGAAAAAGACTTGTGCATATCTCTGTATTAAGGAGGTGAAAAAAGTGAGTTTTTTACGTGATTTTCCAGGAACAGATAATTATCAAGGGGATTTAGGATGGATTATCTGTAAAATCAAGGAATTTCAAAATTTAGCGGATACCATTGAAGAATTGCAGACGGCATTAGATAGTTTGCCGGAAAGAATACGAAAAGAGGTTCAAGCACAGCTACAGCCGATAATTACAAATATCAATACTACTCTAGAAGGTTTTGGAAATCGTATTGATAGTGCAGAAGATTCTGTAGATGAAATGAAAAACGTGTTATCTAATTTGTTGACGTGGGTTTCTGAATTGTACGGATTTATTGAAAACTATACCGATTTAATCGGTCAAAAAGTTTTCAACGAATTAAAAGAGTACATTGACGAATGGTCAAAAGATTTACCGCCTGTAGTGTGCCCTGTGGACGGTAAACTCGAACCTATTAGTATTGCTCTTGAACATTTGTTCGAGTTTTACAATCGTGGAATTACTGCAGCAAAATATGATTCGCTAGATATTACGGCGCAGGAATATGATAATTTCAACATAAAAGCGAGGGATTATGACGCTTTCGGCAATGATTATTTTGAAAACATCTATGCCCGTATGATGATTTCGCCTTTTACTGGCGAAATGGAATATATTTCTGTTGTGGTGGATAGGTTGGCAGATTTCCATAAAAAAGGAATTACTGCGCAGACATATGATGCGCTGAATAAGACGGCACAGGAATATGATAATACGGAAATTTCAGCGTATAATTATGACTGGAATAATCCATTAATTGTTTAAAATTTGAAAGGAGAAATTATTATGGCAGGAAGTTTAAAAACAGCGTTTTTCAATCTGGTGAAGTATGGGGCAAATGATATTACTAGTTGGATGTCTGATTTCAATGGTAATATGGACAAAATTGATGCCGCCATGAACCAGAATAAGATAGCGGCGCAGACAGCGCAGGATGAAGTGGATAATCTGGAAGCAGAGTATGAAACAGTTGTTCAGACATTGGCGAATAATACAACTGCTATTAATAACAATGAAAAGGCTATTGCGGCGAATAGTGCTAGAATTGAGAAGTTGGGAAATGAAGTAAATGATATTGTTATTGGTGGCTATAAGACTGTAAATCAAGACACTTCTGAGGTCACCGTTGTAGAAGGAAAAGTCACTGCTCTTGGTTTTACTTGCGCACGTTTCGGTAATTCAGTTACCGGAAGCTTAAGTGTGCATATTAATGGAGGGCAATTTCATGCTTACGACAGGCAGGCATTAATTGATGGGGTAAATAGATATGTAACTGATTTATTTAGGGTTTCTGGAAATTATTTCAATCTGCCTGCAAATACGTGGGTGCGTCTTGTTGGTTTTTATTCAGACGATGTAACACATGCGCTTAATCCAGATAACGCAATAGTTATA